CCGTGCCCGCGTCTGCCACGCCGGTCACGAACACTTCCCCGCTGCCCGCCACGGTGGTGGTCTCCGGCGGCACGGTCTCCAACGTGGTCGTGAACGGGGTCAGCGTCGGCGCCGGCGACGGCACCTACACCGTGCCCAGCGGCCAGGCGATCACGCTGACCTACTCGGCGGCGCCGACGTGGACGTGGACGCTGCAGACCGTCTACGGCGCGCAGGCCTACCTGCAGTGCACGGCATTCACCGGCTCGTCGGTGACGGTGACCGTGCAGGAGAGCGCCGACAACTCCAGCTGGTCGACGCTGGAGGCGTTCACCGCCGTCACCGCGGCCCCGGCGACACAGCGGCTGGCGACGGCCTCTAACGCGACGGTGAGCCGCTACCTGCGGGCGATCACGACGGGCACGTTCACCGTGGCCACGTTCGCCGTCATGGTGAACCGCAACCTGGCTGCGACGGCGTTCTGATGGGCGGCATGATCATGCGCCTGCCGCCCGCGGCGTGGACCTGGCCGGGCGCCCGCACCTACCGCGTCCACATGCCGCATGACGTCACGATCCCCGCGGCGTGCGAGGACGTGGGCTGCGACCAGTGGCTGCACGGCTGGGAAACCGTGTGCGACGAGGCCAGCGAGATGGGCGCGAAGGTGGCGATGCTGATTCGCTCCGGGCAGACCGGCCGCGACTTCCGCGAGTTCCCGCCCGCCCCCGGCGGCACGGTCACGGTGTTCCGGTTCGCGCCGCGCCAGCGGTGCTTCCGCGAGCACCGCACCCGGCCCGGCCGCCTGCTTGTCCACCAGGGCGGCCGCGTCGCCCGCGAGCACGTAAACCTCGGCGACCTGGCCGAGGACTACACCGAGCACGCCGGCCGCCTGGCCGACCAGGAAAGGAAGGGGTGAGCGATGTCACTCCTTCGGCTTGCGGCCAGATGGGCCGTACTTCGCTCGCCGCGCCTCCCACGGGTTGCGCGGGTTGGCGTTCTGCTCGGCCACTGTCGCCCAGCGGCAGTTGCCGGGTTCGTAGCTCCCGTCGCCGTCGATGCGCTCCAGCGTCATTCCGGCCGGCCGGTCGCCCATATCGGCAAGGAAGTTCTCGAACTTCAGCCAGCGCTCGCAGACCGTGATGCCCCGGCCGCCGTAGATCGGATAGGAAGCGTTCCACGGGTCGAAGCAGCGGGACATCATCCAGTGCCAGGACCCGTGCGCACCGGCGTGCTCGCCCTTCCGGACGTGGTCCGGATACTGCCGGTCCATCTGCTCGCGCGCCTTCGCGGCGATCGCGGCCTTCGCCTCGTCCGTATGCGCCTTGCCCTCCATCGGGTGCGCAACGCGGCTGTTGTGGCCGGAGATGTAGAGGCCCGACCGGCCGCGCCGGGTATCTCCGGACGCCGTGCCTCCGCAGCCGCAGGCACAGGGGCGCGACGTGTCCGGCTTCGGGCGGCGCTTGTCGTGGTTCGGCAGGTACTTGCTGCGAGCACTCGCCAGATCGCCGCAGCCGCAGGCACAGGGCTCCGGGACTCGGTGCTTCCCGGAGTTGTGCCCGTGGATGAACTTATTGCCGGGACGCGGCGGCTCGCCGCAGCCGCAGGCGCACGAGGGTGAATCCATGAAGTCATTCTACATCAATGAAGGAGGCGAGACCTCATGAGTAAGATTTCGGGGCTCGGCGCGACAATCGACGTAGCCGATAGCGGCGGCACGTCCCGCACCATCAGCAACGACTGCACGGACTTCTCGCTCGCGACACCTGTCGCGCTGCAGGACATCACCGGCGTCGACAAGTCCGCGCACGAGCGGCTCGCGCTGCTGCGGGACCTGACGGCGCAGCTGAAGGGGATCTTCAACGCGGCGGCGAACATGAGCCACGCCGTGCTGTCGACGGCGACGACCAGCCCGAACGAGCGGGCGGTATCCGTCTACCCGACGAGCAGCGGCAGCTCGCCGGTGCTCACGTTCAACGCGCTGATCGGCTCCTACGACGTCGCCCGCGCGGCCGACGGCGCGCTCACGTGGCAGTCGGACCTGTCCCTCATGGACGGCTCCGTGCCGACCTGGGCGTGACCGTGAGCGGCAGGCAGCAGGGTTACAAGCCGGTGCGGACGGTGTTCGTCCTGTCCTTCGGGGATCCCGATCTTGAGGGCCTCGAGGTGCGGGCGAAGCGGGTCAGCCTGGGGGCGCTGCAGGAGCTGATCGACCTGGCGGCCCTGGTGGAGGACTTCGACGAGGAGAACCCGCGGCCGGAGGACCTGAAGGTCATCGACCGGCTGTTCGCCGGGTTCGCGAAGGCGCTGATCGGCTGGAACGTCCTCGATGAGGACGACAAGCCGGTCCCGGCGACGCTGGAGGGCCTGCGCGCCCTGGACCTGTGGTTCGTGATGAAGCTGTTCGAGGGGTGGATGTCGGGGATGATGTCGGCCCCCCCGGGCTCGGCCGCGAGCTCGCCATCTGGCGCGACCTCGCAGGCGGAACTGGAAGCGATGGCCGCCCTGTCGTCAAGCCTGCCGAGCTGACCTGGGCGGAGATCGTGATCGGCCTGTGCGACCGGTGGCACAAGACCCCTGACGAGATCCTCGCCATGGACGCCGGGGCGCTCCGGCTGCTTGACGTGTACACCCGCGGCCACCGCGAAGAGGGAGGTGAGGACGACGGCTGACAACTACGTCGCGCTGAAGATCAAGGCGACCGATGACGCCAAGCCGGACCTCACCGACCTCAAGGCGAAGCTGGACGAGCTGGCCGGCAGGACAGCCGAGGCCGAGGCGACGGTCAACGACAAGGACGCCGCGGCGCGGCTGACCGCGCTGAACGCGAAGCTCGAGGCGCTCAACGCGAAGGTCGCGAACCCGAAGATCAGCATGGCGGGCGCGGCGAAGGCGCTGGCGGACGCCGCGGCGGTCGACGCCGCGCTCGATCACCTGAACGACAAGTCGGCGGACGCCGGGGGGACAGCGGGCAAGTCGTGGGGGCAGCGGTTCTCCGGCGCGGCTAGCGGCAGCCTGAACGACCTGTCATCGCAGCTGGGCGGCTCCGGGCTGGGCAAGGAGGCGGGGAAGGCGGGCGGCGACGCGGGCGGTTTCTGGCACCGCTCGTTCGTGACCACCGTGCTGGGCGGCCTGGCGGGAACCCTGATCACGGGGATCGGGTCGGTGATGGCGGCGCTGCCCGCGCTCGGCGCGATCGGCGGCGTCGGCCTGGTCGCCGGGCTCGGCGGCATGATCGCCTCCAAGATCCCGTCCGTGGCGGCGCAGTTCAAGAGCTTCGGCACGCAGGTGATGGGCACCCTGGAGAACGCGGTCAAGCCGCTGCTGCCCTACATCACCAGCGTCCTGAAGCAGCTGGCGTCATTCGTGCAGCAGATCGGCCCGCTGCTGTCGGGGCTGTTCAAGGCGGTCGGGCCGATGCTGCAGCCGCTGGTCTACGGCCTCGAGGGGCTCGTCGGCAGTCTCCTGCCCGGGCTGACCGCGATCATCAAGGCCGCCATGCCCGCGATGCAGGCATTCGCCGGGATCCTGGCCACCCTCGGCGGCAGCCTCGGCGGCCTGTTCCAGGCGATGGCCCCGGCGGTCACGTCGTCCGCGAAGGCACTGTCCGCGCTGGTGAACATCCTCGGCAGCCTGATGCCCGTAATCGGGCAGGTCGCCGGGATCTTCGCGAAGGCGCTTGCCCCGATCCTGACGCAGGTCGCCGGGCTGTTCACCCAGCTGGGGCCAACTATCAGGGCGATAGCGGGCGTGTTCGCCGAGTTCGCGAAGGCGCTGCTGGTCAACCTGGCGGGCGGCCTGCAGGCGCTGATCGGCCTCGTGTCGGCGCTCGCCCCCGTGTTCAAGACCCTGGCGGGCGTGCTGTCGCAGGTGTTCAGCCTGATGAACAACCGCGGCGTCTTCAATGATCTTGAGGACGCGATCGAGGGGCTGGTCGGGCCGGTCGCGAAGATCGTGACCGCGCTAGCCGGGGCGCTGCTGCCGATCCTGCCGCCGCTGCTGAACGTGATCGGGTCGCTCGCCGGGGTGTTCCAGGGCATCCTGATCTCCGCCGTGACCGCGCTCGCCGGGCTGCTCGGGCAGCTGCTGCAGCAGGCGGTGATGCCGCTCCTGCCGGTCATCACGCAGCTGGCGACGATGCTGGCCGGGTTCCTCGGCCAGGCTATGCGGGCGCTGCTGCCCGCGGTCGGGCAGCTGGCGGAGGCGCTGATCAAGATCCTGATCGCGCTGACCCCGATCCTGCCGCCGCTGATGCAGCTGGTGATGATCCTTCTGTCCCTGGCGATGAAGGTCCTCACGCCGGTGATCGCCCTGGTGGCCATCGTGGCGGGGTGGCTGGCGAAGCTGGCGGACGTGATCGCGGTGGTGATCGGCTGGGTCGCGAAGATCATCGCGGTGGCGCTGACGTGGATCACGAATTTCGGGAAGGTCGGCGACGCGATCTCGGCGCTGTTCGGCTGGATACGGTCGCACTGGCCGCTGCTGCTGGCGATCCTGACCGGCCCCATCGGCCTGGCGGTGCTGTTCATCACCGGCCACTGGCACCAGATCACGGCCGGCGCGCAGCAGATGTTCCGTGATGTTGTCTCGTTCTTCACGTCGCTGCCGCGACGGATCCTGTCGGCGCTCGGCGACCTCGGCTCGCTGCTGTTCAACTCCGGGAAGAAGATCGTCCAGGGGCTGATCAACGGTGCCATGTCGATGATCGGCAGCCTCGGCTCGATGGCGGGGAACCTCGCGGGCGAGATCATCCACCACTTCCCGCTGTCCCCGGCGAAGAAGGGCCCGCTGTCCGGCTCCGGGTCACCGGACATAGCCGGGCGGAAGATCACGGCCATGCTCCGCCGGGGGATGCTGGCGGGCCTGCCTGACATCACGTCGGCGTCGTCCCGCATAGCGGGCGCGGTGAACCCGCGCGGCGGCTACGGCGGGGGCGGCGGGGGCGGCGGGGGCGGCGGCAGCCAGTCGGTCATCACGCTGCAGATGGGCCAGGGGTCGCTGCTGAAGGCGATGCAGGTCGAAGTCCGGCACGCGGGCGGCGACCCGGCGATGTTCCAGAAGAAGGTGGCGTACCGGTGACCGCGAAGATGGCGACGCTGCAGGACGCCTTCGCCTCGGATGACCTGGCGGCGCTGTGGTCGAACACCTACGGCACGGTCGCCGTGTCCGGCGGCC